GTGAACGAAAGCCTGGCGCGTCTGTCGGCCAGGTCAGGCGCATGACCAGCCACCGCCCACCCCCCCGGTTCGGGTCCTCCCTGGCACCTGCCAGCGCGGGTAATTCGGACCCCGCGTTTTCGCCAGTTGGTCCGCCGCGGACTTTGTACGCCTAGGGGTTCGCTGATGCCTGTCGGTACGGTCCAGCTCATCACCCAGGCCGAATACGCCCGGCGCCGCGGGTGCACCGAGGGCGCCGTGCGGCGCGCGGTGCGCGATGGGCGCATCAGCCTCATCAACGGGAAGATCGACCCCGTGGCCGCTGACGCGCAGTGGGCGCGCAACACCCGCGTGCGCGCCGGCAGCCGGGCCACCGATGACGTGAACCTCAGCGGCAGCGGCAGCACGGGCGGCACCGCTGGCGGTGACGATGACGACGAAGACAGCGCCACCGGCTACTGGAAGAGCCGCGCCAGGCGCGAGCGCGCCGAGGCCGAGCTGGCCGAGCTCAAGCTGGCCGAGCTGCAGGGCCAGCTGGTGCGCGCTGATGACTGGGCCGCCGCCCTGGCCAAGCGTGCCGCGGCCTTCCGCGAAGGCCTGCTGCAGATCCCCGCCCGCCTGTCGGCCCAGCTTGCTGCGGAATCTGACCAGGCGCGCATCCATGCCCTGCTCGAGGACGAGCTGCGCCAGGTGATGTCGCAGCTCACCGGGGCCACCTGACCCCACACGATGGGCGCCCGCGACCTCCCGCACCAGCTCGTTGACGCGCAGCAGCGCGTCGATGAAATCCTGCGCGAGTTCGCGGCCATGCCGGCGCGCATCGGCGTCTCCACCTGGTCAGAGCGCTCCATCATCCTCAGCGCCAAAGACAGCGCCGAGCCCGGCCCCTACCGCGCCGCGCGCACGCCCTACGCCAGCGAGCCGATGGACTGCCTCAGCCAGCACAGCCCCGTCGAGGAAGTGGTGCTGATGTGGGGCGCGCAGACCGGCAAGACCCGCATCGGCTCCAACTGGCTCGGCTACCTGGTGGACACCAACCCCGGGCCGGTGATGATCGTGCAGCCCACGATCGACATGGCCAAGCGCTACAGCCGCCAGCGCCTGGCGCCCATGATCGAAGAATCGCCCGCGCTGCGCCGCAAGGTGCGCGAAAACCGCAGCCGGGATGACGCCAACACCACCCTGCTCAAGGAATTCGCCGGCGGCTTCATGGCCGTGGCTGGCGCCAACAGCGCCGCGGGCCTGCGCTCCATGCCCGTGCGCGACCTGTTCCTGGACGAGATCGACGGCTACCCGCTGGACGTCGATGGCGAGGGTGACCCCATCAAGCTGGCCGAAGCCCGGCAGTCCACCTTCAGCCGCCGCAAGCGCCTGCTCACCAGCACGCCCACCACCAGAGACTTCAGCCGCATCGAGGGCCGGTACCTCGCCAGCGACCGCGCCCGCTACCATGTACCCTGCCCGCACTGCCAGGAGCTGCAGCCGCTGGACTGGGGCACCGACAAGCCCCACGGCCTGAAGTGGGACCGCGACGCCGAAGGCCGCGCTCTGCCCGACACGGTGCGCTACGTCTGCCGCGCCTGCGGCGCCGAGATCCGCGAGCACCACAAGCCCGGCATGCTGGCCGGTGGCCGCTGGGTGGCTGAGAACCCCGGCGCCGCCGCTGGCCGCGTGCGCGGCTTCCAGCTCAGCAGCCTCTACAGCCCGCTGGGCTGGCTCAGCTGGGCCACGCTGGTGACGGAATGGGAAACCGCCATCGCCGCCAGCCGCACGGGCGACATCAGCCTCCTGCGCGTGTTCGTCAACACCCGCCTGGCCGAAACCTTCGAGGAACAAGGCGACCGCGCCGACGAGCACGCCCTGCGCAAGCGCGCCACCGATGTACCCCTGCGCCAGGTGCAATGGGGCCACTTCGTCATGACCATGGGCGTGGACACCCAGGGCGACCGCATCGAGGCCTACCTCTGGGCCTGGGGCCGCGGCATGCAGCGCCAACTGGTGGACCGCGCCGTCTTCTACGGCGACCCTGGCCAGGCCGAAAGCGAACCCGGCAGCGTGTGGGCCCGCCTCACCGAATACCGCCGCACCCCCGTGCTGCACGCCAGCGGCCGGCCCGTGCCCATCATCGCCACCATGATCGACTCGGGCGGCCACCACACCCAGGCCGTCTACGCCTACGCCCGCGCCCACCAGCACGCCCACGTCTACGCCGTGAAGGGCCAGAGCCAGGCGGGCAAGGCCGTCCTGGGCAAGCCCTCGGATGTGGACGTGAACTGGCGCGGCAACAAGATCAAGGGCGGCGTCAAGCTCTGGCCCATCGGCACCGACACCGCCAAGGCCGAAATCTACGGCCGCCTGCGCACCGAGCAGCCCGGCCCGGGCTACGTGCTCCTGAGCCGCCTGCTGCCGCCCGAGGTCTTCGAGCAGCTCACCGCCGAGCGCCTGGTCACCAAATACGTCAAAGGCCGCCCGCGCCTGGAGTGGGTCAAGCCCAACGGCCGCCGCAACGAAGCGCTCGACTGCGCCGTGTACGCCCTGGCCGGCGCCCACTTCGCCGGCATCGACCGCTGGAAAGAGGGCGACTGGCTCAAGTGGCAGAACCGCGTGGAAGAGCGCAGCCTGTTCGACGAAGCGCCGGCCGCGCCCGCGCCCCAGGCCGCGAGCGCGCCCATGTCAGCCGCGCCGCAGCCTGCGCCCGCCCAGGCCGGGCCGACTGCGCCCAAGGCCGTGCCCACCGCCCCCCAGCCCGCACCCACCGCCGCCCCCGTGCCCCAGCCCCGCTTCCGCATCAACTACCGCCGTTGAGCCCAGCCGCCATGCCCAAAGCCGCCGCCCCCGCACCCGCCGCCCCGCCGCCCCGCATGCCCTGGGACGAAGCCGGCGCCGGTGACGACATCGTGGCCGACATCCTGCAGCGCGTGGTGGCGCTCACCCCCGGCTTCACCGCTGCCCTGGCCGTGCAGATCGACCGCCAGGTGCGCGAACACTGGGGCGGTGACCGGCCCTACATCGCCCGCCGCGCGGGCGAGGGCACCAGCCAGCGCAACGCCGCCATCCGCCGCGAACACCGAGCCGGCACCCACATCGGCGCGCTCAGCCGCAAATACCGGCTCAGCCGCCAGCGCATCCACCAGATCGTCACCGAGGCTGACGCCGACCCCGCCCCCCAAAACGTCAAGCCCCTTGCCTTACCCGCTTGACACCCCTGCGCCTATCTTCATGCGAAAGCGCGCCATGCCCCGGCGCCCCACCGCATGGCAGACATTCCCACCATCGAACCCAGCAGCGCGAACGCCGGCGACACCTGGCGCTGGACGCGCACCCTGGCCGACTACCCCGCCAGCGCGGGCTGGGCGCTGAGCTACACGCTCATCAACGCCGCGGCCAAGATCACCATCAACGCCACGGCCTCCGGTGATGACCACGCCGTCACCGTGGCCGCCGGCACCACCGGGGGCTATGCCGCCGGCACGTATGACTGGCGCGCCCGCGTCACCCGCTCGGGCGAGGTCTTCACCGTGGGCGAAGGCCGCCTCACGGTGCGCAACGCCTACAGCGCCGCCACGTTTGACGCCCGCAGCCACGCCCGCAAGACGCTGGACGCCATCGAGGCCGTGATCGAAAACCGCGCCTCCAGCGCCGTGGCCGAATACCAGATCGCCGGCCGCCAGCTCAAGAACATCCCCGTGGCCGATCTGCTCAGCCTGCGCGACAAATACCGCGCCGAGGTCAAGCGCGAAGACGCCGCCGCCGCCGTGGCCGCTGGCCTGCCTGACAGCCGCCGCGTCTACGTGAGGTTCGGATGAGCAACTTCCTCAGCAGCACCCGCCAGTGGCTGGCCCAGCGCATCGCCCCCGCCGCCCGCGTGCAGAAACGCCGCTTCGAGGGCGCGCGGATTGACCGCCTCACCGCTGACTGGATCAGCACCACCAACAGCATCAACGAAGAGCTGCGCACAGACCTGGACCGCCTGCGCGCCCGCTGCCGCCAGCTCATCAACAACAACGACTACGCCCGCAAGTTCCGCCTGATGGTGCAGGCCAACATCGTGGGCCCGGGCGGCATCCGCCTGCAGGCCCGCGTGCAAGACGGCCCCAACCGGCCAGACCGCATGGCGAATCAAGCCATCGAATCCGCCTGGGCCGAGTGGGGCGCGCAGTGCGATGTCACCGGCCGGCAAAGCCTGCGTGACCTCTGCGAAACCCTGGTCGGCCAGCTCCCCACTGACGGTGAATTCCTCGTGCGCCTGGTGCGCGGCCCCGAAGCCGGAAACCGCTTCGGCTTTGCCCTGCAGGCCATCGACGTGGACCGCATCGACACCCTCTACAACATCGCCGCCACGCCCGGCCGCAACGCCATCATCATGGGCGTGGAGGTGGACAGCTACCGCCGCCCCGTGGCCCTGTACGTCTTCGCCGGCCACCCCAATGACGGCCACGGCAGCAACCGCCAGCGCCTGCGCCTGCCCATCGGTGAAGTGCTGCACGTGCTGCGCGTAGAGCGCCCCGAGCAAGCCCGCGGCGTGCCCTGGATGGCGCCCGGCGTCGTCAGCCTGCACCACCTGGGCAAGTTCAGCCTGGCCACGCTGCTGGCCGCCGAAAACGGCGCCAACCACTTCGGCTTCTTCCAGACGCCTGACGGCCAAAGCCCCATCGGCGCCGTGGAAGGTGAGGGCGAATCCATCACCGTCAGCCAGCCCGGCACGTATGACGTGCTGCCCCCCGGCGTCACCTTCCAGGCGCACGAAAGCCGCTACCCAGACCAGGTGGTGGGCCCCTTCGTCAAGCACCACCTGCAGCGCATCGCCAGTGGCTGGGGCATCGCCTATCACTCGCTGGCCAATGACCTCGAGGGCGTGAACTTCAGCAGCATCCGCAGCGGCACCCTCGAAGAGCGTGACCGCTGGGCCGCTGACCAGGAATGGTTCATCGCCGCCTTCCTGGAACCCGTGTACCAGGCCTGGCTGCAGTGGTGCCTGCTCAAGGGCCTGATCCTCATGCCCAACGGCAGCGCCTTGCCCGCCGCCAAGCTCGACAAGTTCCGCGCCCACCAGTGGCAGCCCCGCCGGTGGGATTGGGTGGACCCCAAGGCCGACACCGAGGCCAACATCCTCAAAGTCAAGGCCGGCCTGATGAGCCCGCAAGACTTGAGCGCCGCCATGGGGTACGACTTCGACGACACCCTGGCCGCCATCAAAGCCGCGCAAGACCTGGCCGCCGAATACGGCGTGCGCCTGACGGCCTATGACGCAACCCCCGGCGCCAACGCACCAGGGGCACCAGGCGCACCAGGCGCACCAGGCGCCCCGGCCCCGGCTGCGGAACCCACCGCCGGCCGCGCCGCGCCCGAGGCCGCCATGGTGGAAGTGCTGGCCCGTGCGCTGCACCTCGTGCAAGAGCGCGCCCCGCAGCGCATTGACGTGCGCCTGGAGCAACCCGCCAGCCAGGTGACGGTCAACGCCCCCATCACCATCCGCCAGCCTGACGTGCAGCTCGAAGCGCACATCGAAACGCCCGAGCCCCAGGTGCACATCGAAGCCGTCATGCCCACCGTGCGCGCTGAGGCCCCGGCCGTCACCGTCATCAACCAGGTCGAGCCCGCCGCCGTCACCGTGGTGGACAGCCACCCCACCCGCAGCGTGCAGACCGTGGAGCGTGACGCCAACGACGAGATCACCCGCACCGTCACCACCTACGAGCGCTGAGGCCGCCCATGGACATGAAACAACACGTCGCCCAGCAAACCGTGGACGCCACCATCGCCAGCGCCGCCTCAAAAACCACCTACGGCGGCGCCAGCGTCACGCTCGGTGGCTGGCTGGTCAGCTCAGAGGCCGCAGTGCTGGCCGGCATCGTGCTCGGCCTGGCCGGCTTCGTGGTGAACCTGTATTTTCGCTCCCGCGCAGATGCGCGCGAAGAAGCCGAGCACCGGGCCCGCATGCGGGCGCTGCAAGAAACCACCTGAAAGGCCTGAACCATGTCCATGACCAACGCCGCCGAAGCGGCATTCCTCGACCTCCTGTTCCTCAACGTCGATTGGGCGAACATCGGCGACGCTGGCGGCCTGCAGAACAGCGCCGCCGCAGGCTCGTTCTACATCAGCCTGCACACGGCTGACCCCGGCGAAAGCGGCACCCAGACCACCAGCGAGGTGGCCTACACCGGCTACGCCAGGGTGGCGGTGGCGCGCACGGCCGGTGGCTTCACGCGCACTGTGTCCACCGTGGCCAACACCGCGCTCGTGCAGTTCGGCCAGTGCACGGGCGGCACCGCCACGGCCACGCACTTCGGCATCGGCACGGACAGCACGGGCGCAGGCAACCTGCTGCTGAAAGGTGCGCTCAACGCCAGCCTGTCCATCTCCAACGGCATCCAGCCGCAGTTCGCGGCCGGTGCGCTCACGGCCACGGTGGACTGATGTGGTGTACCGCTGCGCTCACTGTAGGGAGTTGCTGACGCTGACCGACACCGAGCTGTCGGCCTGCTCAGAGCATCCTGACGGGGGCGTGGAATGGTCGCCTGACGAGGTGGAGTGGATACCGCTGGAGAACCCTGATGCCGTTTAGGTCCGTTGCCGAGGTGGCTGCTGCCGTCGAGCAAGGGCGGCATCACATCCAGCATTTCATCCGCACATCGGTTTACGGCAGTTTCGGGACC